ATCATCCTGTATGGGTTCAAGTACTTGACGATGTTCTGCTTCAACGTATCTGGTGAAGTGATTAGTTTCTGCTCTGGTGATCTAGACACTATGAACAGTTGCGTTGCTAGCGGGTTGTTGGGATTTGATCTGATAGCTGCCCTAAAAACTCTGCCGAAATTAGATGGAATTGTGTAGACCCTTGCTAGCAAGTCTTCTCTTGTCACAATTCTCTCTTGAGAATTTTTGATGGATGGGATCAATGCTTTGAGTTCATCAGAATCAGGTGCGTCCTCGCCGCCTGCGGCTTGAATTGCGTTTGAAACCTCGATAGTGTTCTTGACACCAGCTGCAAGCGCGCCTGGTGGGTTGCTTGGAAAGTACATCTTCAACGTCTTGATTGTCTTGATGCTGCCAGCTGGAACATTGTGGCTAAGACCGCCGCCGTAGCGATACGTCACCGTGACAGTAGTGTTAGCTGCCGCAACACCGAGCGTCTTCGTTTGAAGAAGTTGCTGCGGATTAACAGAGATCCTTGAGAAAGTTCTGCTGTATGGAAATGATATGGCAAATTCTGACGGATCTGGAATGATGTCATCTTCTAGGGTGTCAGCAGAACCGCCACCAAACGTCAACGTAGTCTTTCTAGTTCCAAGATCAGTGTCTGCGATGAATCGATACGGTGCTGGAATCACCTTGATTGCCTCTGGGACAAGATCATTGTCTTTTGCAGTGTTGATGACATTTCTGTACACGACATCGTGCGAGAGAGCGTTGACTTTGTAGTATATGTTACCCAATGAGTCAATAACGTTAATGATGTCAGTGACGTTAGCATTACCAAGTGTCAGCTGACGGAACGGAATAAATTCTGAATCAATGCTGAAGCTGTCAGTTGTTTCTTTGCCAGACACTGACAGACCAGCCATTGCCATGATGTACGTCTTTGGCGTACCGTCTGAAGCCTTTGTACCAACCTTCACTGAAGCATAGAGAGAGCCGTCAGATCGTTGCTTTGAAAAATCAATGTCTTCAAGAAGTATGAAATCGACGCCAGAATCAGATGTAAACACAGTACCAGACTGCACGATAGGGATGCAATCGGGTCGCGGCATGATCTTGTTGCCAACAGTTGCAGCTGGAATTTGGATGTATATGGTTGCAGGTACGACTGCGGGGCTAGCGCCGACGATGGGTACCCCAGCAGTTCGCAGATGGCGCTGGATGTTAACAGTTTCGACGGCAGATTCGGGATTTAGCTCAGAGTACTGATGATCCAAGTAGAACGAAAGATTATCGCCTACGTACGCTGCCATGTCGAGGAGCAATCCTCCCAACGATGCTTCAGAAAAGTCTCTAAGACGATCTGGGTAATAAAGCTTAGCGTACTCTAGAATCTGAGATCTCAGACCGTCAAAATCACGAGCTAGGTACTTTCGTTGCCTAACCGGTATGATATCATCTTTTTTGAGCGCCATGTTTGGACCTTGCAAGTGTTGGGTTCGACCCAACAGTTCGTAACCTAAGTATCGTAATTCACACGACGAGGTCCAACTCACATTGGATACAGATCTATTTCTATCATCTTGCTCGTCACGTTCAGCGTTGGAATGCTGTACGTCAACCTGATCGTGATGTGCGCAGTGTTTTTGTTATCAGAGTGATCAGTAGTTGCAACGTAATTCTCTAGCGAAACGTAAGGCATCCACCTTGAAACAGCGCCATATATCTTTTCAACTGCTTTTCCATCAAAATCTTCAGCTGAGACTAGATCAGACATCAAAGGTCTGAGATTCGCCCCAAAATCATACAATCCCACACGTTCGCCCCAGTTCGTAAGAAGAAGATTGCGAAGGTTGTCGTTGACTGTGTCAGCGAGGTTATCGTAAGTCACAAGAATTTCAGTGTTTTCACCGTCGCTTATCTGAAGCGGCGTCTTGATACCGATCGGCGTCTTGCTGACAGTCAGCGCTTCAATCAGCTTTTGCTCTTGTGTCTGACCTGAACTTTTGAAGTTAAAGCTTCCCATAGCTGTAAATAGTCATCTGACGCTACTGCGCCTGATCCTTTATTTTTCTCATCAGAAGCTTCGGATGGATCATAAGGAACGTCAGATGTTGCTTCAATGTCAAAATCAGTCTCTTCTTTCAACGCCTTCATGATGATCTTCAGACCAGCTCTTGCATTTTTCAAGTAAATCTCTGGCGAAGCTTCATAGTACGTCAGGCCGCCAGCAGAAGGCGGGATGATAGCATCATCTCCGGGTGGTGATGTTTTCTTTTTTCCAAGCACCGCCTGTGAGCTCATCAAAAAGATGGGCTTATACAGTGATTTATCATTATTGATTGCATCGAGAATGTAAGGCCTCTTGACGTACAGCTGGCGGATCAATGCTCGAGCTCCCGAGACAGGTGATCCGTACATGGCGTATGAAGTAGGATATTTTTTGCCATTTGCATCATAGTCAATGTGCTTGAATGAACCAGCGTCACCATTCCCATGAATGTTCCCCCAGTTGTTAGAGCTCTTTGCCTCTGGCGGCGCGCCAGAAGGCCAAGCTGATCCGTAACCATTTTCCATCTTGCCAATCAGTTGAGCGAACTGAGCTTCTTTTAGCGTAGGTTCTCTGTTAAACTCTTCTTTGAAAGCTTGAATGACTGTGTTCCTAGCCTTTGAATCCATGTCATTTCCAGGAGCGGCTTCAGCTTTTCTGAAACCGTACTGCGTTCCAAGCTGTCCGGTGATTCCTGCCGGTCCGCCATCTCCCACTAGCATTGATACTGCAGTGATCGTCAAGCATTGACCTGTGAATGCAGTCAGCTCACCGATAGCGATCGCTTTCGAAAGATCGCCTGCATTTGCAGTTCCGAACAAACCAGCATCAGCAACTTTCTTGATAACAGGACATACATTGGGTGGGATGCTGATCATGCCGATGACAAAGTTGAGATCAGGTATCATCAACTTCAAAAGAATCTCTGGTAGCTTCAGTGGCCACAGCTGAAAGTTGAACAGTTGCAGCCAGTCTGGAGGAAGGTTAAAATTGAAATCAATGGTTGGAAGCTTGAACTCTGGCAGTTTTGGTATGCTGAGCAACGCTTGAATATCTGGGAGTTCAGGAATCTTAATGTTCAATGCTAGCGCAAGATCTGGTGGTGTCAGCGTTGGAAGATCTGGTAGATCAAACGATGGAATCGCAAGGTTCAAGCTTAGAGCGATTGCAAACGGATCCCAGAACGGAAACGGCAAAGAGAAGTTTCCTTTAACGTCTAGTGCAAGCGCAACAGCTTCAAAATTTCCCATGACGTTCTTGTGAAAGTCAGGGTATTTTTCTTTATCGTACAGATCTTCCGGAACTAGACCGACCGCAGTTGGAATTCCCAAATCAGCAGCGCATGGCAAATCTGGATGCACGTTGCTGAAACCAAGCTTACCATCATCGATGATGTTCTTTATGATGCGATTGTAAGCAGTTTCAGTCAACTTCCCTGGGTTGTTGATGTCCAATATGCCAGCAGAATGCTGGCATCCAGGCACTTCTTTTGACATTATTTCGCTCCAGTAACTAGAATCTTCTTTGCCCAAGTTCCTTGGGTTGGGATCTTCGTGCCACCAAATGCGCCACCCATGGTCGTTGTCAACGCTGGCGTGCTTGGATCTACTTTTCCATCAGCAACAACTGCAGGTGCATCAGTGCACAATATCGCCCTATCTGCAGTGTCATCACCCAGCTTGATGTAACCCTTTTCTGCTGGTCTGAAAATGATGTCACCCGAACTTTTGATGACGATAGATGCGAACTTTGACGTGTCTTTAAGAGAAGTAACTGTTCCTTTAGTGTCAGTCTCGTAATTTGTGACCAAGATCTCAACGTCCATCCTTGCAATCAACCTGATCTTGTCTGATTTAATGACAATAGCACCAGACCCAGCTTCTGGATCTTTCAAACCAGACCCAGGCATGCCAGTCGAATCTGGGAACTTTGACGTGTTGAACGCAGCGATGTCAAAGTTCTTATCAACTTTGGTTCTTTGCGATATCAAGATGCGGCTACGATCATTCGCAAAATCCACGTCACCTTCTTTAGGTGACACTTCAGACGCAGCCTTACCGATCTCTTTCTGAAAGTCGCTTCCGTCAGAAATTTTCTTTGATGTAACTTTCTTTCCGCCAGTTTCTTCTGTCTGACCACGTCCGACAACCAGATCGATCGAACCGGCATCACCATCTAGGTCTTTTTCAAACTTTGATGGCTTCTTACCACCAACTTCCGGATCGTTCTTTGTGTTGATGTCAGCCGCTGCTCCCGTTCTATCGGTACCCAAGACGATCAACGTATTGTTGCTACCTTCTAGAGCAACATCACCCGGTCTTTTTCTGAACCTTGGAACTGGTTCATATTTCATCACTTGGCTAGCGTCAGAGCTCTCAATCAGCTTTTCATATGCTTCCTGATCGCCGCCGGGGATCATTTCAGAATCTGGTACGGTGTAACGTTCACCATCAACCTCATCTGCACGACCATTTCTGTACTCGTACTTTGGTTCGCTAGTTCCATCAAAGACGTCTTTGATCTTTGGAAT